AGCAGCGGGGTGTCCGGAACACGACGGCCGTAACGAAGTATATGATCAGGGTTTATCCCGATCATGTGCTTCGGGAACCGGCCGCACTCGGAGTCACAAATCCTTTGACGGTTTTGTGGGAAGTGACCGCATGGTCATTCGTAGTCGATTGGTTCCTACCAATCGGACGCTACCTAGAGCAGCTAACCGCTGATCATGGGTGGACGTTTTACGATGGCTGCAAATCCTCGTTGGTTAAATCTGACGAGGACGCATGGGGTCGCTTCGATGAGTCTTACGTATCAGCGGGGTGGGCCTACACGAATCTACAGACGTTCTTCGCTTCTTGCGCATACGCGCGGTTTGATAGGGTAACCTTACCAGGTATCCCGACTCCTTCCGCGCCGCGTTTCAAGAATCCGTTTTCGACTGCGCATTTGTTAAATAGTATCGCCCTCGCTGGTCAGCGATTCCGATAGAGCAATCTACCGAATCCACTGGCTCACAGATCAGTTTAGATCTACCTCTACTGGTCGTTCTACCTATCTTTTGGAATTCTCCAGAGATAGTCCACTTCACGGGTCTAAAACCCACAAAGGAAACGACAATGTCAGATTTGGCAAACATCGTGATCGCGGATGCCCTCGGTACCCCGGTCAATCATACGTTCATCCCCTCTCCCCAAGCTAACGGCGTTATGCGGTGGGAAGATCAAGCGGCTGCATCCAATCCCTTGGGTGTGCCGGTTGGCTTCAACACTATCACAGCGCAGGCGGCGATGTCGAAAGACACCAATGCGGGTAAGGGGCGGTTCGTGCTCGATCTGCGGTATATCATGCCGACACTCGAGACAGTCTCTAACTCAACGCAGTCGGGCATTCTGCCGGCCGCGACCTGGGCGTACGACTGTGCGATGTTCATGAAGATCGTCTTCTCGGCTCGCAGCACGCTGCAAAACCGAAAGGATATTCTTAAGATGGGCCCTTTGGCCCTCGCAAACGCGCAGTTAACTGATTGGGCGCAAGCCTATCAGTCGCCCTTCTGAGTTATCACCATTAGTCGCGTTAAGCGACAGAAAGGTTAGTATGTTTGAAACTACTACGTCTTCCTATTCGGCTACACTGATATTAGTTCAGTGTCATGGTAAGGTTCAACAAGGTGCGGTTGGCTTGCGTACCCGAAGACTCTATAGCCTAACACGGATGTGTTGGGCAGTAAGATCTAGGGGTGCATCTGACAAACGCGCCGTGTCTACCCGCACATGGCAAGCTATTCCCGATGCTCGTTCTACCAGCGGTATCCGCTGGGACGAATATACGGATGGCTTGCAGTTCTTAACGTGGTCGCAGGTTTTGCGCTCTGTAAAGAACGCGATTCACTACGCTACGATAAGAGCCCGATTAGACGGGACGCCTGACCTTTTCCGGATTGACACAGGAGAACAGTGTGAAAGAATTCGGAGAGAAATTTCTTCTCTTCATCCTAACACTATCTCTAGTGTTCCGGGTGGTGAGTGATGCGGACGTCATTCGACTCCTCATCGGGGCAGTTCGGGGTTCCCCCGCTATCTGCCCTAGAGACTACACTACTTCTTTGTAAGTCATTGCTAGAGGAGATTAACACGCCTCGGTCTCTCTCGGTCTACCTCTTAATCGAGGCGAACGAGTGGGACCAATTGGCTGTGGGCTTGCCACTAGATGCTAACTGGTACACGGACGCCAGGGATTATTTCCTGGATGTCCAAGCTACCGAATTGCTGTCTAAGGCAGACTTTCTCCCTACTAGTTTCGATCGAAAAGTCGTAGCGCTCGGCAGGTTCGAGAGCGCAGAAGCTCAGTGCCAAGAGACTAATCGTCGTTTGCGATCAGTGTATGTGGATGGGACGGGGAAACCCGATCCTGTTGTTGAGGTCATCATTTCGATGGCCGTGCAACGCATCCAGCACATACTTGGTCGCTTTCCGCACGAAAAACTTCTTGACAACTGTAGATGGGGACCGGGTGCTACAACAAGCATTCGCAACCCCCGTACTTCGGTGTACGAAAAATACCTGGAGCCCATTACGGGTTCAGGCCTCTGTCTCTCCGTATTTGCGCCGTTGGTTATGGTGCAAGTGCCTTTATGGGCAACCTTTCAACAAGGTGCTCATAAAGTGCTGGAGGGCAATAAGGTCGTTTTTGTACCCAAGAATGCTAAGACCTTACGGTCCATAGCAGTGGAGCCTTCTCTTGACACATACTTCCAGCTAGGAATTGGC